TTTATCATTTTTTTATGACTTATCCAAAAACTTTCAGAATCTACATTATTTAATACAAAGTTTATAGAATTATCAATTCCACTATTTTCATATTCGTATTTTATTTTTTTACTATTAAACCATTTCAATCCATATAAAATTGGTATATAGTTTACTGGATGAAACAATCCCCACGGACAAAAAAAGTCTGTTGGCATTGGAAGTCTATTCTTCCATTTCCCCAACAGTTTTTCCAATCCAGGGGTAAGTTTAAGGTTATACTTAACTTCTTTCCAGAATGGAGTATCTTCCCTCTTGACAAGATAATGTGCTTGAACATAGTCAACAATATTGTCAAATATTGCATTTACGTTCTCATTACAAGCATCAGCATCATATGATGGGAGATAGTTCATGAAACAGAACATTTGTTGGATTACACTACCAATGGATGTTGCTTCCAACGGTTCAACAAAACTCTGAGATAGTCCGACAGCATAGCAATTCTTGTGCCACGCTTTTTCTAATCTGCCAGGATCAAATCTAAATTGTTTTGCAATATCTAATGACTGACCATATGCCTCTTCCATTTCTCTATGAGCTTCATCTTTTCCGATGAAATCATCACAGTACACATACCCATTTCCAGTTCTAGTTTGTGTTGGAATTGTCCATGACCAACCTGCATTTCTAGCAGTTGATTTTGTGTACATGTTATATTCAGGCATTTCATCCGTGGCGAAAGATATTGCACTGTTTACTGGTAGATATTCTGAGTAAGAAATCCAATTAATACCATAAACATTTTTTAGAATGAGTTTGGTAAATCCGGAACAATCAATAAAAAATTCAGCGGCATATTTATTTTTTTTCGAAGAAACATATAAAATTTCTTCAGTTTTATCATCAAGTTTTACATTATCAATATCATCGATAATAATTTTTATTCCTCTTTTTAAGCATTCTTTGTGTAAAAATTGATTTAATTTAAAAGTATCAAAATGATACTGATTCGTTGGAGAATCGTCAATATCATTGAAATAAGAAGTGCTAATCAAATTTTGTAATATTTTTTTTGATTGCATCTCTAAAGGAGCACAATTATTTGCAATTAAGTGTCCATATACTTTATAATAAGAGTCATGTGTGTTTAAATAAGGTTCTGTAATAACATGCATAAAACTTTCATCAGACCAATTTTCAAAATATACTCCAATTTTAAATGTTGCATTACATTCTAAAATAGCAGAAAGTTTCGATATACCAACATACTTGCAAAATTTTGACCAATGTTCTGTTGAACTTTCACCAACTCCAACTATTCCAATATTAGATGACTCTATTATCGTTATATTTTTCTCTACAAATCTTGTTTTAATCATCAATGCAGATATTAAACCTGCAGTTCCTCCGCCAACTATAATAATATTATTAATCATTTATACTTATTTTATTATTTTTTATGTATGTTAGTTTACCGAAAGGGTATTATATCCTTTAACTAAATAATTTCTCTTTCCTTAAAGTATTGTAATGTTTCTTTGATGCTACCAATATGATCTTTACCGATAGAAACTTGTGGGTAGGGTGCTTCAGAACCAAACTCAGCACGGAATTGTTTATCGCTAAAGTCAACACCTAAAAGATATTCATGAAATTCTCCACCAAGAGATTTGAGGAGCATACCAATACGCTCACACTCTTGACTTCCGTTAGAATAAATTACTGCTGTTTCAGTCACGTTGCCTCCAGTCATCAGGTTTGTCCTGGTTAAACCAGTCTACAATTTCATCAGCACTACCAAAACCAGTGCGATGATTTGATGGATCGGGATCACCCAAACCCATCTTATTCATAAAATCATCCATGCTACCCTCAACCATATCAGGGTTAGCAGCACGTCCTCTTGCTCTTTTAAGTATCTCTCTGGCAGAAGTATTAGACTTAGCAAGTTTTTCTGCCCAGATCATATCCTCCAAATCTACCGATTCTTGTGCTACAATCTTTTCACAGATTGCTTCTAATCTTAACCTGTATTGGGTTGAAAGCATTTTACTTATCCGAAAGATAGTGCTCTAATTGATTAATTCTTTGAAATTCATCATATGCTGTCTCTGAGCGAATATGAAGAATGTCCCGAATGTCATCCATGATAAACGTTGGATCAACATAGTCATCAAGATACTTATCAATCGCTTCCTTTAGATAGCGATATCTATGCCACTCAGGCGAGTACGGTTTATAATTCATAATAAGAGTTACACATACTCAAATCATAATACTATTTAAGATAGTTGTCAACTCAATGGATTACCATGTTTATCCACTAGTCCAAGTTTTTTTACCTGAGAAAGATTAGATCTCTCACTTTTTTTAATTTTCTTATACTTCTTAATAATATTATCTATTTCTTTATTAGATACATTAACTTTTAATTCGTTCTCTTGTTCTTTTGAAACAAATCCAAGTCCACTTTCTTTTGTAGATTCTTCAGAATCCACATAGTCATTGATAACTTCTTGGATTTCATCGCGGATGAGAGCGTTTATTTGTTCTCTAAGAAGTTCGTCATTCATTTTCTTTTCTTTTTATCCGATGATTTATATCCCCACAACTTGGGATTAGTTCTTCCATACCCAAAGTCAATCTTTTTAACTGATCCAGGGCCATACTTATCATAGTATAGATCAAATAGATTCACTCTCTTACTCGTTCTACAAAGATCCATACGAGTTTCTCCTTCAACATCATACCAAATTAAATATGCATCACTCGGGAAGGATGAATCTTTCACCATTTCTAAAGTTGTATTTTCTAAAAGAATCTGGCATCCATAAGAAGAAGGATCACTAGGATTTATTACATTGCTACCCATTTCCTTCTCCTTTTCTAACTGAGCAACACTCACGAACGCCCACCCCACTTGATATCAGGATATGCTTCCTTTACGACATCATAAGATATTTTATATTTAGTTTGAAGTGCTTTGTCCTTAGTAAGGCAGAGAATTTTTGCTTCTTCTGGATGAAGTCCTTCAAGAATTTGAATAAACATAGTTTCTCTACGAAGAGAAGAAAGACCATCATTACCACCTTTTACAAAGTGATAAAGATTCTTATGTTCTCTACGGAGAGAAGTATGGTCAGTGCCTACAGGAACTTCATTCTCTTTATATGGAACATCTCCTTCAGGAATCATTGAGATGACAGTTTCATCAAAGTTCCAGATAAAGATGCTTTTCAGTGCATCAGTCTCATACTCTTTTAGAATCTCAACTTTCTTAGCCTTTGAACGTTGTTTGCTTACAAGTTCTAGGATTTCATGAATGAATGGATTTGGTGGAAGTTTGACATTACTCGTCGTCTTCTTCGTCTTCGTAGTCGTCATAATTGTTTTCAAATCGTACTGCTAAAATTTCATCTGGTAAAACATTACCATTTTCATCGAACATCTCTGGATGGGTATATGCGATGTTGGTGGTGTAGAAATGTTCTTTTGCTAACCATCCTACCACACCTCCAACAAAAAAGAACATTATTGAAACAAGAGTGCTGATGGTGAGAGTTACTGCTAACATCTTTTTTCTCCAGAGAGTTTTTACTTTTTTCTAATATCTAAGTAAAAGTTAAAGTGTAAAACAATCTCTCTGCGAAAAAGAGAAACCATTTTACCAAACTTTACTTGAAAAGTTTTCGGTGGTTCTGGTCTCTTCCTCCTATTGCGTAGTAATAACTCAACACCCCGATTAATTTGGAGCTCATTGTTATTTAGATTGCTTTTTGCGCCTTCCTGGTCTTCGGTCATTACTATATCTCCAGGCATCTTCAAGAATACCATTAAGGTAATTTTTTATTTTTCTTGCTTGTGGTTTAGGAATGTGTCCATAACCTTCACGAAGTTGTTTGTGAACTTCATCACTTCCCCCTTCAAGATATTCTTCAAGGTCGCTTACAATATCGTTAAGTTCATGGGCTGTATTGCTTTCAATAAATTCTTCTACTTCTATTCTTTTTGTCTTACGAACTTTAAGATAATCATAGAATTTCATTACAAATTGTCCATTAAAAGCATAGTCAATTGCTTTCTCTACGTCATTACAAACTTCGGGAAGATTATTTTCCATTAAACTAAATTCTGCTCCTTAAGGTACTTGACTGTTTCAGTACACCCACCAAGTTTTTCTTGATCGTTCAATAGCACTTGGGGGAAAGTAGAACCGTTACCAAACTTGGCATAAAATTCTTCACGGTTAAAGTCCGTATTGAGTTTGTATACAGTGTGCTGAAGTTTTGCTAACTCTAACACTTGTTGGATTTTTGTGCAATATGGACATCCATCTTTTGAATAAACTGTAAATG